GCGGGGGTTGTTCTCGGCCGTCACGCCCAGCTTCGCCAGGTCGTCGAACGAGCGCAGCGCGTAGGCCTTGTCAAGCTCCATCGTCTTGGTCACGGCGGCCGCCCCGCACACCAGGGCGAACAGGCCGTCGGGGCTTTCGCCCACGGTGCCCAGCTGCCCGTTTAAAAACTGAATCTTAATTCTTGGTAACATAATTCAGCCCTTTCTTTACTTAGCCGCCTCCGCGAGCAGGTAAACACCTTTCTTGTCGTAACGGCGAACCGAGCCGCCTGTGCGGAGCAAGAACGAATAGATGTCGCCATAATACATCGGATTGTTGGTAGAGTCGAACATCTTCACCTCGCCCATCGCACGGCTCACCGACTTGTCATGCCAAGCCAGCGCAGCGGCCATCTCTCCCGCAACGGCTTCCTGGTCCCAACTCAAGAGGCTCTTATCGGTCTTCACGCGCAGAACCTGGCTGCGTGTCATGACGTTCAACCCCCAGAGTTTACCAACTATGCCGCGCTGCACGTCGGCTGAGTTTTGGAACATCCACTTATCCGATTCCGAGAGGTTTTCAAGCAAATCGGCGTACATGTATGCATCGAGCAGGATGTGGCGTCCCTCCTTAGGCACGTTGTCCGCGTCCATGCGTGTCATGATCTTCAACAAGTCAGCCTTGGTGATGCTCTTACGCTTGCCTGTCGCCGTTTCCGACGTGTGTGCGTCACGCTCTGTCGTACCCGTAGTGAATAACACATTTTTTGAGGGAACTCCAAGGCCCCAGCGTTCCAAAATGTTCTCTTCCGCAGAATTCTGCAGCTCTTCGCGGTCGTTACTGATTATTGAGGTGCGCTTGTCATACGACAGTTCCACCGTGTCGATGTTCGGAATGTAGATCGGGTCGGTGGTTAGCTCGTCAATCTGATATTCCAAGTCGTTGTCGGTTCGCTGGTTCACCGTCGCTGGTTTAACCGTACGGTTCTTCCGCACCTTCGATGGAGCTCCCGCGTTGGGGATGATCACTTTCTTTGCCTTAACGTATGCGGAGTCGTCCACCGATTTTGAGGCGAAACTGTTGTCGGGGTAGAAGTTCTCGACAAGCGTGGTCTGCCAGATACTGATATTCAATGCCATTCTATTGCTGTTTTAATGTTGTTATAATGTCGTCCTATTCTTTGTAGTCCAAGCCGAACTTCTCCTTGTACTTGGCCTTGAACGTCTCGAAGTCCGCATTGCGCAGCTCCGATAGTTTGCCGGCCTTGTCCAGTTCGTCCCAGCTTTTGCCGGCCAAGCCAGCAGGCGAACCGGTCTCATCCCGGAGTTCGTCTACTATGCGGCGGAAGGGACGTGCCTTCATGCTCGCAAGCAACTTCTCCGTGTTCTCGCGGTCGGTTTTCATCAATGCCATAAAGGATTCCTTCTGCTCGGCGGTGATGCGACGTTCGGCAATCGCCTTGTCGATGATGGCGACAATTTCCTTGTCCTCCACATCCTGCAGCTTCTTCTTGTAGCCCTCCACGGCTTGCGCCAGGGCATCGGCCTTGGCGGCCTTGTTCTCCAATTCGCGAACGTGCGCGAGTACGGCATTCTCGTCGGCCAAGTTGGCGAACGAGGGGATGCCCTTCAATGATTCTAATAATGCCATTCCTCTGTCTTTGTTTTGTGGCTGATTTCTCAGCCTGTTGTTGAAATATGTATATATCTCATCGGTCGAGCCAGCGTTCACCGCCTCTCCGTCCATATCGTATATGCCGTCAATGAGTTTCATCTCCAACGCCTCCTGTGCGGAAATCCAGTGGTCCTTCTCGTCGAAGTACTTGGCCAGCACCTCGTCCTTCTTCATCCCGCACCGTCCGGCAATCATCGAGGCGAGATCGCCTTGTAGGTTCTCCATCACCTCGGCCATCTGGCGTAGCTCCGACGCGTTGCCCCATGTGCCGCCGCTCACGGCGTGCAGCATCAGCTTGGCGTAGGGCGACATGTAAAGGGGCTTGCCGCATAACGCGATGATGCCCGCGATGCTCGCCGCCACGCCGTCAATATAGACAGTGATGTCCGCCTTGCTCGTGCGCAGCGCGTTGTATATGGCGATACCGCTGAATACGTCACCGCCGCGGCTGTTGATACGAACGTCAATCTTGGAGTACTGCGCTTGCAGTGCCATCAGTTCGGCCACCACGCGGCCGCTGTCCACGCGCTGCCCGTCGCCTACGTCACCATATAGCAGTATGGCGACCTCTCCGTCACCTGGGATTATATTGAAGAATTTCTTTTGCACCGTATTTGATTTTTCGGCAAAATTAAAGTGAAAAAACGAACCCGAAAAATCGTAAAAATATGGTGTAATACGGAATGTACACCATTGCAATTCAGGCGTATATGATTAATTTGCAATTTCACCATTAGTGAAAAAAGGGGGAAATTTGCATACAAAATAAGAAATGGATGGCAAAGACAAATATCGATAAGAAGAGCATTGCACGTTCTCTATTCTTGGACGGGAACTACACCCAGGAGGAGATTGCAGACAAGGTGGGCACCACCCGCCAGACGGTAAGCCGATGGATACGCGAGGGCAATTGGGAGGAGGTGAAGGCATCCGTTGCCATCACCCCCGCACAGATCATAGCCCAATGGAACAGACAAATAATAGAGGTAAACAACGCCATTGCCGCGCGTGACGAGGGACAACGCTACGCCACGCCCGCCGAGGCCGACGCGTTGGCCAAACTGGCCGGTGCCATCAACAAGTTGCAGAACGATGTTGGCGTGAGTGACTGCGTGTCCGTGGCCATGCGCTTCCTAACATGGCTGCGCCCGCTAGACGTCGAGGCGGCCAAGCAGTTCAATAATCTTTTTGACGCATTCATTAAAGATCAGACCACACGCGGATGAAAGCAAAACATACGGACAAGCAAGCATTGGAGCTGTGGCGCAGGTTTCATGAAGGGCTGGCCAAGGACGTGCCGGTGGACGATGGCCTGTCACGCCACGAGATAGACCGCCGGCGTAAGGAGTTGGAACGCGACCCCGTGGAGTGGATACGCTATTTTTTCCCAGCCTATGCCAAGTACGAGTTCGCCCCATTCCATATTAAGGCCATACGGCGTATCGTGGGCAACGACGAGTGGTACGAGGTTCTCTCTTGGAGTCGCGAGCTGGCGAAGAGCACCGTGGCGATGTTCGTGCTGATGTACCTAACGCTAACCAAGCGCAAGCGATTCGTGGCATTGGCTGCGGCCACCATCGATGCGGCCACGCGCCTGCTCGCGCCCTATAAGGCCAACTTTGAGAAGAACGCGCGCTTGATTCAGTTTTACGGCAAGCAAGAAACCATAGGCGCATGGACCGACAAGGAGTTCGCTTGCGCATGCGGAGCGAAGTTCATCGCCCTAGGTGCAGGGTCGGCCCCGCGTGGTATGCGCAACGAGGCCATCCGCCCCGACGTGTTGTATTTCGACGACTACGACACCGATGAGGATTGCCGAAATCCGGTGACGCTAGACAAGAAGTGGCAATGGGCCGAACAGGCATTGTATCCCACGCGCTCCATATCGGAACCGACCTTGGTGTTGTGGTGCGGAAACGTCATCGCCAAAGACTGCTGCATAACGCGCGCCGGCGCGCTCGCCAACAGTTGGGATGTGGTGAACATCCGCGACAGGCACGGGCGCAGCACATGGCCGCAGAAGAACACCGAAGAGCAGATAGACTGCATACTCTCGAAGATCTCGGTGCGCGCCCAGCAGGGCGAGTACTTCAACAACCCCGTGGCAGAGGGCAAGATATTCAAGAACCTGCCTTTCGGCAAGGTGCCGCCCTTGAAGAAGTTCCGCTTTTTAACCGGCTACGGCGACCCCGCATATTCCGACAGCAAGAAGAAGGCAAGCAGCACCAAAGCCTTGTGGCTGGTGGGAAAGTACAAGGGCGTGTATTACGTAATTAAGGGCTTCCTTGCGCGTGAGACCAACGCCAACTTCATCGGCTGGTACTTCGAACTGGACAAGTATGTGGGTGGAAAAACCAACGTGTATTGGTATATTGAGAACAACAAATTGCAAGACCCTTTTTATCAGCAGGTGTTCAAGCCCCTGCTGCGCGATGAGTGTGCAGCGCGTAAGACGCAACTCTTCATCCGCGAGGACACGCGCAAGAAGACGGACAAGGCCACGCGTATAGAGGCCAACCTGGAGCCGCTCGACCGGCTTGGCACGTGGGTTTTTAACGAGGAAGAGCGCGACAACCCACACATGCAGGAACTCATCAACCAGTTCAAGCTCTTCGAGCTCACCCTGCCTTACCCTGCCGACGGCCCCGACGCCGTGGAGGGTGGCGTGACGACGGTGGACCAGAAGACGGGAGAGCTGGAACCCACCTACACCATCGCACTTAACGACGAAGACATGAATAAGGACAACCCATACCTATTGTAACAGATGCAGAACTTTATCGACATTACCGACTACGACGCGAGCATACATCGCGAGATACTGGACAGTCTGCTGCGCCAAGGCACGGCCGACTACGACCCGCAGATTGTGGAGATATGCGAAGACCGCGCCGTAATGGAAATGCGGTCGTACTTGAACAAAAAGTACGACTGCGACCGCATTTTCTCCGCGAGCGGCACCGACCGCCACGCGCTGGTGCTGATGTTCGCCCTGGACATCGCCATCTACCACATCTTCTGCCAGCACAACCCTTATAAGATATCCAAGAGTAGGGAAGACCGCTACAACCGGGCAGTGGAGTGGCTCAAGGGCGTGATGCGTGGCGACGTAACCATAGACGGCGCACCGCTGCTGCCCGCAGATGAGATTGAGGACAAGAGCCGATGGCAGATAAAGGCGGATGAGGTGCGCCCAACGCTCTTATAAAAGGACAATCAAAAGGATTACAAGATGAAGACATTGAAACAAAGGCGCGCGCAAGGCCGCCGTATAACACAGGGCGGCATGCTCGCCGCCCCGGGAGAACGCCAGCCCGACGTGGTGCTGCAGATGCCCGAGCTGTTCCACTTCAACCTGCAACACTACATGAACGCCGTCACATCGGCGCGCGGCATCGATTATAGTAACCGCGTGCGGTTGTACGACATGTATGAGAGCGCGAACTTCGACCTGCACCTCACGGGCGTGATTGCGAAGCGGCTGCGCGGAGTGACGCAGATCCCCATCGAATTTCAGCGCGATGGGAAACCCGATGAGGAGATAAACAAGCAACTTCGCTCACCTTGGTTCAAGGAACTCCGCAAGGAACTCATCCTCTCCGAGTTCTGGGGCTTCACCCTGGTTCAGTTCCGAAAAGAGGATGATGGGAACATCCATTTCGACTTGATAAACCGTAAGCACTACGACCCCTTGCACGGCCTTGTGCTTCGTCACCAAGGCGACATCGGCGGAGTGCCCATTGAGGATTTTGAGAACACACTCTTCGTTGGAACCGAGCGAGGGCTGGGCATATTCGCCGAGATACTGCCCGCCGTGCTGTACAAGAAGGGCAACATGGGCGACTGGGCCCGATTTTGCAACATCTTTGGCATGCCCATACGCGAGTACACCTACGATGCCGGCGACGAAGAGGCACGTCGCACGCTCATCCTCGAGGCGCGACAGCAGGGGACCAACGCCGTCTACATCCATCCGAAGGACAGCGACCTGAACCTGATCGAGGCTGGCAACAAGAGCGGCAGCAGCGAGCTGTACCGCACCTTTGCCGAATACTGGGACAGCAAGATAAGCATTCGCGTGCTGGGTAACACCCTAACCACCGATGCCAAGAGTACCGGCACGCAAGCACTGGGCACGATACACAAGGAAGAGGAGAACGAGATGAACGCTGACGACCGCGACTTCATCCTCAATATCCTCAACTACCAAATGCGCGACATCTTCGCCCAGCTGGGTTTCAACACCGACGGGGGCGAGTTCGTATACGCCAAGAAGGAGAAGGTGGACACCGCGCAGCAGATTGACATCGTACAGAAACTATCCAGCATGGGCCTGCCCATCGACGACGACTATTTGTACGAGACTTTCGGTGTAGCCAAACCGGAGAACTACAACGAGCTGAAAGCGAAGAAAGAGGAGGAGCGCGCCATCCTACGCGAGCAATTGCAACAGCAGCCCACAAAGCCGACACTGCCCGAACCACCCACACGCAAAGCCACCGAAAACGCCCTTCGCCGTTTTTTCGGCCTAGCCCCGAAGCCCATCGGGGCGGACAACGACTTCTAATTGACAACCTCTACTATGGTGGCGGGCGGTGCGCATGCCATGCGCATTTCCACAACGCCGATGGTGGCGTGGAGGTTTCGGCCGACCTGCTCGGCGACTTCCTGCACACAATTTACGAGGGTTTTGACACCTCCAAAGAAATCGAGCCGAAGATGTGGCGCGAACTGCAGCGCACAATGAACGAGGCGGCAGCCGAGGGCCTGGCACGCGGCGAATACCAACCGCGACACAACGATCGTTTTCTTGACGCCATGCGCCACGGCAACGAGGTGTTCGCGGCGTTCAAGGTACATGCGATGGGCAAGGCGATGGCCGACAAACTGCGCGATGCGAACGGCAATATAAAGCCGTTCGAACAGTGGTCGAACGACGTTCGGACGATTGCCTCGCACCACACGGGCGCGTGGCTCCGCACCGAATACAACACGGCCGTGCTGCGCGCGCACGCCGCGGCCGACTGGCAGGAGTTCATTGAAAACAAGGACATATTCCCCAACCTCCGTTGGATGCCCACCACATCGCCCGATGCCGAGACCTCGCACCGCTCATATTGGGAAAAGAAACTCACCTTGCCAATCGAGCATCCGTTCTGGGAAAAGCACCACCCGCAAGACCGCTGGAACTGCAAGTGCATGCTCGAAGCTACCGACGACCCCGCCACGCCTGTCGACGTGGTGGAGGACATGCCTACGCTGCAGCCACAGCGCGGACTCGACAACAACCCCGGCAAGGACGGTCACCTTATCAACGACACTCATCCGTATTTCCCCGAGAACTGCGCACGATGCCCATACTACAAGCCCCGAGGGGTTAAGAACCGCATTCGGGCCATGTTCGTGGCACATAAGAAGGATTGCTTCAACTGCCCGTACATTGATGGATGCATTGACCGGGCAAAAGAAGTGAAGACTATCTTGCGCGAGCGAGCTAAGGAAATAAGGAAAGAGGCGGCATATCTTAAAGAGACCACGCTACAAAACAAAGAGTTCGAGCACGAAGTGATAATCTCTGGTGCTGGTATTAAGGAATGGCTCAACCAACCACACAAGCATATGCGTGAGAAAAATGAACTGCTTCTGAAATTTGATGAAGTTTTCAATAAGGCCCAATATATTGGCACGACTATGGATGGGAAAGATAGGGCAGGTGTCGCTAACAACCATATTTTCGAAATTGAGCTATGCAAGGAAAAAAGTTGGATAATTGTGCACGAGATGGAATGGGGAGAGTATATGGTACATAGTATTTCTGACTCACCTACCATCAAGAAACATACTAAAAAAGAATAAGGTTCATCAGACCCTTCCCTTCGGAACTGCAATCCGACGCGGTATCTAATAAACCTTGTTTCTTATGTTGCAAAGATACAACTTTATTCGTTACGAACAAACTTTTTAACAAGAAAATAATGAACGCCAAACAAATAGCCGACATCATCGCCCGAGCTCCACAGCGGGTGGAACAGGCTTTGCGCACCGACATCCCTCGCAAGGCGGCAGTGATATCCAAGAATCACTTTCGGCAGAACTTTCGTGATGGAGGCTTCACCAACGGCGGGCTGCATCCTTGGAAGAAGACACGACGACAGGATGCGGGCTCGCCCTACAAGCCATTGACCTCGGCCACCGACAACCTGATGCGCAGCATAGATGCCGTGGCCATGCCTGGCGCGGTGTTGGTTACCAACCCCAGGTCCTATGCCGCCATCCACAATGAGGGTGGAAACATCGGCATAACACCCAAAATGCGCCGCTATGCCTGGCACATGGCGTATTCTCTTGCTAAAGTGAAGAAGGGTGAGAAAATGCCCAAGGAGCTGCCGCCGATGGCGCAGGCGTGGCGTGCGCTGGCCCTTACGCGCAAGACGGCCATACACATCCCGCGCCGCCAGTTCATCGGCACGAGCCACGAGCTCAACGTTAAACTACAGAAGATGATACTAAACACATTAATGGAGATTGGAAATGGAATCGATACTCGCTAACACCATCGCCCACATTGCCCGCGAATTGCCGTGGGCACGAACAGTTGACGAAGACTACGGACAGTTGGAGGCACTGGACAATGAACAGCTGGACATGTATCCACTGACATTTCCCGCCATCCTTATCGACCTGCCTGGTACGGAATGGACAGACACGGGTGACATCGCCCAGCGCGGAACCTGCGAGGTACGCGTGCGCCTTATACTCGACTGCTATGACGACACCCATGCAGGCAGCCAGACGACGGATAGGATTATGCAGCGCGAGGAAAAAAGAAAAGCCCTGCACGCACTCTTGCAGGGCTATCGGCCATCGGGCGAGGGGGCATTGGTTCGCACCCGCTCGCGGTTCTTCACGTTCAATCACGGCATCAAGGTGTACGAGGAGACTTACACCTGCGCCCTCTCGGAGGCTACTCGGGAAACAAGGACAATTGCCCGCACGACTCTCTCTGTGCGGTTGAAGACCTGAACCCCTGTCGCCGGCTCTTCTCCACGGCCTTACCATCTACGGTAGCCCCATCCATCAGCATGCGGCGTACGATGCGCAGCGTGGTGGCCTCGGCTAGGAAGAACTCCTCGTTAGAGAGTTTCGCAATGGTGTCGTCGAAACGAAGTCGCTTTACCTCGCTCCAGTAATAGAACCGCTCGAACAGTTTGCGGTCGCGTTCCAAAATAAGTTCCTTGTTTCTCCCTCTTGCCATAATCGTTGTGCGTGTTAACAATAATATGCAAAATTACGGAAAAGTCCCCGCAACAGCAAGCGTTGCGGGGACTTTTTTACATTCAGGTTACAATGTAGTTACATTCGGCAGAAGCTGGGCTCAATCTTGCGCCAAACGCCCACATCGTCGCGCCGGTGGAAGTAGAAGTTCTGCGCGTTGCGCTGAACAACATTGCTTTCCTTGAACAATTGCATAATCTCGGCGTATTCGGCATCAAACCGTGTCTCGAGGTCGTACAGTTTTGATATGCTCTTATAATCGAGGTCGCCACTCTTGTTACGCTCCAGCAGCGTCATGGCAAGCTGATACATTGGGTCGTCCGTTCCCTTCTCCGTTCGCTGCACATAACGTTTGAGGTAGTCCACCAGCCGTTCGGCTGCCATATCGGCGCGCTCGTCAAAGCCCTTCACCTTATTGGCGGCCACCGTCAGTCGGAAATCTTCCACCGTCGTGGTGAAACCGCCTTGGCTCTCGCTGCGCAGCTGACCATACTCTGCCATTACATCGCGGAAGGCGCGACTTTCGTTTTCCAGCCACTCACGAAACTCGGTAACGGCCGTCACCACATCGTTCAGCCGTGCCTGCACGTCTTGCGCGAACTTCTCACGCAGCTCCTCGTAGGCCTGTCGGCGGTTGTTCTTCTCCTCATTGGCCTCATTCTGCAACGTGGCCAGCAATTCCTTCTTCTCCTGGGCACTCAATCCCTCAAGCATTTCCTTTTTCATTGTTCTTGTTGTTTTTGTTGTTAATCATAAAATTGTACTTCACTTTTAGTTTCGCAGGCCGTGGTCGTGGTGGCTGCGGTTGCGTGGCAGGCTCGGATGCCTTAAGCCCGCCCTTATTCAATATCGACCGCAACTTTGGCACTAACGCCTCCAATTCGTCCAACGACAACCTGCGGAATATCTTGCCTGCGATGCGAGGCTCTTGGCAAAACGCATCAACGCAGGGCCAACGGGTGGTGTCTATGCCCAGCTGCTGCATGAGCTTTAGCACCGTGCTGCGTCGTTTCTTCAATTCTTGCGTGAAAGTTTCGTTGTCTGCCACGCGTTTCATGTCGCGCAGCATCACGTGGTATTCGTCAGGGTGCATCTGGCTGAGGTGGTCGGTACGGCCTTTGGTATACTGATATACCAGCGTCTGCTTGTCGGCGTAGGGCATTCGAGCCAACAGCGCGTAGAAGTGGCGGTAATTGAATTCGGGTGGCATATTGCTTGCTTTTAATGTTGTTTGAATGTGTCTACCTCTTAGCCCATATCCCCTCTTCCCTGAAGTCGGCGTAGTTTGCCCTTACCCGTGCCAGGCTTTCGGTAAGGCCGTTGGTCAAGTCGGAAGCTTCCAGAAGAGGCATGCCGTCCATTGAGAGGTAGGTCGTGCCATTGTGTTCCATCAGCTGCAGACGTTGTCGTGCCTCGTGGTCGAGCAGCTTCACACGCCGAGCCTCTATTCTCCTTGCGCGTACCTCGTGCCATGCTTGCATCCGCGCCATCATTGTTTCGATAATCTGTTTCATTGTCTTGATTTTTAGAATAAACTTAATTGGTCCCCCGGCTGCCGGACAATCTCCAACCAAAAGTTCGGATTGATTATGCTATGGAGCGTTTGCGGGTCAATGTCGTTGAACCAATGTAGCCCATTGTTATCCCATTTCAGGGGAGAGCGCACCAAGCGCGCTGATATGTGACAGTGTGCAGCCCTGGGTCTTTCGGGCTGTCCCGTTAGCCATGATGGACGCGAGCAGTGACAATCATCAACGGTTCCTACGACCTCGTAAACTCTGTTAACATAATTCGACTCGTGTCCAACCCAGTGCACTTTAAATTTATCTCCCTTGTGTATCATTAGTAACCTCGCTCCCCTCTGTTAAATAAAATCTAATCCCCATCTTCTCGGCCCGCTGCTCCAATGTTGCCGAGCGGCGCGTGTTGATGGTTATCGTGGCGTCCGACGATGCGCGGGGCACCACATAGCCACATTTGCGAAGCCTATGTCTCAGGAGCACCTTGGCTTTGGGTGCTTTGGTCACACGTAGAGCGGTCTGCTGTTCCAACCCGAAGGCCACGCGACGACGTTCGGCCATCACCGTGCGCTTGCGTGTCTCAGCACTCCGCCGGTACATTTCGGATAAAGCTTCCGCCGACAGTCGGTCCTTATTTCCTATGCCAGGCTTAAACTGGTAGGCCTCGCCGTACTTCAGCAGATTGGCCTTGCCTGCGTTACCCTGCCCGCGGTTGGCTCGTACGGCGTGCTTAACAGCATTAGCCTGCATCGCACGAACGAACTCCGCGCTCTTCTCCAAACCCATCTCGCGCGCCAGGCGCACGGCAGTTCGCAGCGACACCCTAAGGTGACATGCCACCTCTTCGTTCTTCGTATGGGCGAAATGCTCTTCCATCCATACCCGCTCCTCGTTCGTGAGCGTCATCTTTCCCCACTTCCCGCGTATCATGGCTTGTGCGTTTCAAACATTACCTCTATTCCGCAGCTGCTGGCCACGTCCAGTTCCAGCTTTGCCCCTTTACTCAACTCCCATCCGCGCAGCATGTATATGCGGCCGCATTGCAGCAGCATGCCAATGTCCACGCGCATGTGGCGTCGCCAATCTTCACTATCGGGCAGTCCGTTATCGAAAGGGTTTATTGGGGTAAAACCTTCCTCTCTCAACTTGTGAGCAGCTGCTGCGAATGCAGCCTTGCGCTCGTCGATGTCGTGGTGCGCTATGGCACCGCTGATGTAAATTCGCTTGTTGTTCATCTTCTTATATTTTAAAGTGTTGAAATCGTTTTGCATCATTCTTCCCCCGTAGAACCCGAACCGTGTGGCTTGTCCCACCACCTAAGAAATAGCGTAATATCGACGCTTATGTTCTCCTCCTGCTCCGCCAGGTCGGCGATAACCCCTTCCAGGTATGCTTTCAGTTCGGAAGATTTCATTGTCTTGTTCTTTTCCTGATAAAACAGGCCTGTTCTTCTCTTTCCCATAACTCCTTTATTTAATTGTTAATCCCATGTGCGCGGCAAGGCTATTCACTCCCCTCTCCCCGTGGAGAGGGGCTGGGGGTGAGGCTTC